TCAATATATTCTCTTGGAGCTTTTAAAAAATTATCCAAGGTATCATCATTCCAAATTATATCAGAGTTTTTCATTGCATCAGAATATTTAAATTCTTCTACGGAACCAGCTTTCTCATCAAATATATTTCCTAGTGATGGACCAACTCTATTCTGTGTTAGAGAATGACAGGCCACACATCTTATAAACACTTTCTTGCCCACATCATCGGCAGCCAATGCATTGGTTACAATCACTATACCCACAACTGTACCTAATATAGTCAATATAAATTTCATCATTTATTTACCTTTCTAAAATGGTGCCGGAGGGAAGATTTAAACTCCCGACCTGATGATTACAAATCAACCATTATTGATTATAAATCAACTGCTCTATCAACTGAGCTACTCCGGCAAACCACTTATCGACTCTGACCTGAGTTGTGTCGTCTTTGTGGACGATACCCCTTTGGCCATGTCGGTTGACGAGATGCAAGCTTCTTAACTCGTTCTTGCAATTCGGAGTTAGATTGTTGCAACTCTGCACAATCATATTCAAGTGCTTTTATTCTGGATGTTAGCACTTTCAACAACTCTTCGTTCTTACCGTGTTCTTCACTACTACTCATCACTAGACTCCTCTATAAGTTTCAATAATTGTATTCTATACTGATTCTTGTCAATTGTCAAGAATCTTTTATAATTTTTCATCAACTTTTTAAGGTCGTACCATAGGTAATCCTCTGCCATACGTCTATTCCAAGTTTTAGTGAATCCTACGAGTTCATCAAGGACGATAAGAGTTTCTAATGATACTCTTTTGCCAAGATATTCTTTTAAAAGAAGTGGATGCTCAGAATTTTTTGATTCGAATATTGGATTGAAATTCTTTACGAATGGCCTAATTTCTTCTGTGAATATGTCATAGAAATTATTTCTTTTCTCTTTCCAAGTCTCATAATTTTCGTCATTAAAATTTGCAACATAGCAGTTTTTTTCCACAACAAAGTTAGCAACTAGATAATTCTTAATATCTTCGTACTCTTTATATTTTCTGGAAAGCTTGACAAAGAAAAATCTGTCCTTGCGTTTATAGAACGAGTCTCTAGATACACGACTCTTACCTTTGTAAGTGAAGAAGTCATAATCATTCTTACTGAAATGTGCTTTCATAGCACAATACATCAAATAAATATCAATCGGTTCCATGATTCATATATTATTTATCAGTTGCACCCTTAAATATATTTGTTTTCATATTAATACTAAATGATCTTCGCTCTCCATCACATCTAAAAGGATATACTGTGTGTCTTAGATTAGCAGGAAACAAATACCAATTACCAACTTTCGGGACAAATCCTATTCTATCATTTTCAAAGAACGCTTTTTCGTTGGAACCACTATTATTCAGAATTTCTAAAGCTCCGGCAGGTGATCTATTTGAGTCTGTCTTATGTTTTTTACGTTCCTTTGATAAATTTGGAACTTTCAAAAATCCTACACAACTTAATTCACAATCCGTATGTACATGAATGGGATTATAGTCCCCAGCAAAAGATCGTATATACCAAGCAGATTGAACATTAATTTGCGTTCTACTGATAGTTTGCGCTATTTGTTCTTTAGATGCTCCTAAAAGATTTTGATTGGGAATAAAAAGTTGATTAAAATATCCAGTTACATATATTCGAACTTGAGTACCAAACCATTTACCCCACTTATTAATAATATCTTCTGGAATTAAAAGTTCCTGTTCAACTTGACCAACGAGGGCATGTGAATAATCAGCTGATTTAGATAATTCTTTATCTCTAACAATATTATCACAACCTTCATTAAAATCATTCACTAATTCTTTTGGTAATTCTGCATAACCAATTGGCGGACCAAATGGAAAATATGTTTGCAAAGATTCCATTGTCTAGATTGGAAGTTGTGCTTGTTTCGGTAAAAAATTTAAATCTCTTGCATTTGCTTCAATCTTCTCTTTAAGACCCTTTGAGATAAGAGAACTGACCGCCTCAGGTTCAATTCCCTCTTGTTCGCAATAGTGTAAAACAGCGTCCATATGAGTAATATGTTTTTCTTTTGCGATATTCTCTATTGTGATTGTAAAAGTTTTAGATGTAGTTAAAGTCATTGATGTCCTTCATTATAATAAATTGAGGGGTTAACCATGACCCCTCGCGGATGTATTACGGCATCACCCGTGATGTTCTCTAGGCCAAATAAGAATAAACGGTTACACTTTGGAGGCCTCTCTACCCGCATCTATTTTCTATATCTATGAGTTCTTTTAAATTAACTCGCCTTAGTGCGTTAGTTAAAGTAGGGGTATTCTGTTGCTAGGAACCCCCGTAACCCCGAGCGACTATGCGGCTAGCGCATAATCCTCAATTGCAAAGTTATCGTTTGCGTTTAGTTAGTATGATCATTAGGTAATCACTCCACAGTTCTCCACTTTCCTATCCATTGTCAGTCGATCCTAGTTCGCCCCCATTAGAAAAAAATTAGGTCGAAATTCCACCAAACTGATACTACTACCAGACTTCTTTTGGTAATTTGGCCAACAATACATCGTGATCTATGTCTATATTGCTACTTAGTCTAAATCTGGGTACTTTAGGGTGTACTACTTCGCAAATTTAGAAACCAATAATACCATACTACTTTTGGTGAAGGCGATGGGTACTGCCCCCATGTCCTGTCCAACTTTCAGTCCGTATCAACAAACTGTACTCTATTTATACCACAATAAACATTTTTTGTCAAGGTTTTTTATTATTTTAGGTAAAATATCTCACGGATAATGGGTTTTGCAGTCAGCGTCCTTATCAAGTCTGAATATTACGTTGCAGTATCCACAGTTCTCTTCTGGAGAATCTTTACTTAAATGATAATACACAATTGGATGTGCAGCTGCATCATTTTTTTCTCCTATGCAAGAGATATTGTTTGAACTGGTATAGACTATTATCTTTTCCATTCATCAACTTCTTCATCGCGGAGGCCGCCATGGCCAGTTCTTGATCGCCCGCAATCTCACAACTATATGAGATTTTAGCTTATCTAAAAACGATTGGATGGCCCTTACTATCGGTTTCATTCTTTTTTCCCCATTCTGTAACGGAATCTTTCAATGCATCCAAGTAATCACCCTTTTCCTTGATAAATTCTTGAACTGTGCCATCTTCTGTAACAACTAAAATTACTACTTGGTTTGTATCAATTCCTGTTAATTCAGAAAACATTTCTGCATATGCAGAACCTTGAATATAATAATTTTCGTTCCAATCATCAGATCGTTCTTTTGTCGATGTCTTAAAGTCGATAATTGAAAGTACACCATTGTACTTTGCTATGCAATCAACTCTACCCGCTACCTTGTATTTATCACTATACAAACCACACTCTTGAGCATGTATGTCACTAATATTGCCCAATACCTTATTTTTTAATTGGCCGAATAGGCACCAAGGAAGAAAGTTCTTTTCATGTTCTTTCCATTTATCAGGCCATTCAGTTTCCATATTGTTCAGATAATCCTCACACATATGGTGAACTTTGGTTCCTCTTGCTGCAGCAGTTCTGCTAACATAGTTGGCAACATCATTACCCACACGCTTACGCCATTCCATCAATCCTTTTTTATTTCGGATTGATAAAACAGTTGTAATTGACGGATAATATTTTTTATTTGGTGTTACATAAAATCTTTGTTGATTTATTGTTTTAGTTTTTAGTTCTGGTAATTTCACTGGTACATGATTAAATTTTGCCATATATATTATTTATCCCACCTATCTAATTCTTTCCATCCAGGCCAATCTGGAATTGAAACACGAACTTTATTAACAGTTTTCACAAGCATCTCTGCTAATTCAAAACCAGAATATATAAATGGAAACAATGCATGTACAAAAGACATAATTCCTGTATACATTAATTCTGAACCAGTTCTGATAGCTATCCAAGCATGATAACAATAATAAGAAAAATTATTCTTCCGGCCGGCAAATGTTGCCCCGTCTTCTAAATGACTTGTCATAGTGTATCCTTTCCTTATGCTAAACTTCTCATTCTTTCTACTAAACGATTTGCCCGATTGGTTACTTGATTATACCAACGGCTATCTACCATTTCATCAGCAGCTGCATTCCAATCTCTGGAATCAACACCACGTTTCATTCCTTTAAATTTACTTAAACGAGTATATCCCATATTGAACATCATATTGGCAATCAC